TTGGTCTTTGCTAACCATAACATCCCCGACGTTTGTTTTAATTGCAGATTTTACAGGGTCATAGGGCTCTCCATCCCTTTCAAGAATCTCAATATCGCCTTCTTCGTCTTCATCTTCTTCCGAAAACTCTTCGATATCCACAACTTTAGGTTTGGAGCTTGGACGGTCTACCCCAATTGAATTCGCAATCTGCTTAATACTGTCTGTGATCTTCTTAAACTTATTCACTTCTTTCTCTTCGGGTTCATCGTCTTCGTCATCCCCCACTGTAAAACATCGAATATCGGGCGATTGGTTTTCAACTGTTTCTGTTACAAAATAAACCATGTCGCTTGCAATCACAAGCATGTCACATCGTACTGTCCGCCCTCTTATAGATTCAATGAATTCCTTATTTCTCTTCGAAGGATCTTCGTCCTTGAGATACGTAATGCGCATTCTTATATGTTTTTCATTTGGCGCTTTCATGACGTATTTGGGGTTGATATAAACGAAAAATGTTTTCTGTCTTACAGGCGTACGACATTCGATAAATTTAACAAGTTCCGTTTTGGCATCTACGATTACGCTTACAACGTAGTAGTGATGACGTTTCTCAACATGTTCGACAAATTTCTCGTATTCAAGCGTTATCTTACGGTCTTTTCGTTTAATACGTCTAAGTTTATGTTTTTCAAGAGATTTACGCACTTTTAGAGAAGTACGCTCTTTTGCACTTTCTCGATTACGATGTGATTTTGAAGACGACATCGGTTATTATAGTAAAGTGGCTTTTTTATTCCTAAGACTGAATTGAAAATACTACGAAATATGACTTATAGATGTTGAGCTCAAGTCGTATACCTTATCCCTAACGTAATTTTCTGTACTGTCAGATTTTATACGTTACGTATCGATATTTTTCGTTAAAGATAAGGTGTCTATTATGAACCCAATATCTGTTAAGGTTATTGTTCGCAATTTCCTATTGATATAAAAATGCATTGAAACCTTAAAGATACGTCTTAAAAAATACCAATTAAAAGCACTTTTTTAAGTAATGGATCCACTTTCTTCACTCCCTGAACGACCGGGACAAAAAACACAAGAAGAAGAGGCTATCATGTCACAGTTCTTTGGCGAACCTCAGCAAAATCAAAGACCTCCTCAACATCCTAATGCTCCTCCTCAACATCCTGGAGTACATCCGGCAGCACCCTCCCCTCAAGGTTACCCTCCACAACATCCAAATGCACCTCCACAATATCCTAATGGACCACCGCAATATCCTGGTAATATGCAAGGACATCCTGGAATGATGGATCAGAATACGCAACAAGAAGAATACGTGCAAGTCCCGTCTCAGAAAAGTGGAGGTGTTTGGAAAGTCGTAGGTGCTGCAATTTTATTATTTGCTTTAATGGCCAATAGTTACACGGGCGGAATGCTTAGTAAGTTACCCAAATTAAACGAATCGAATATGATGACATTCTCAGTACAGATCGTGGTATTTGCCATCTTACTGGCGATCGCCGCCTATTTCCTTACCAAATAAGCATCATTACCACTCTTTGAAGTATTTCACCATAACAAGGTGAAATATAATGCGAAATTTCGAGATATAACACTCATTGCCTAAATGTAAAACTTCACAATGCCATTTAAATCAAAATCTCAATTGAGATTGTGTTATGCACAAAAGAAATGGAACTGTGACAAGTGGTTAAAAGAAACTCAGAGCGTATGCGATCTTCCAGAAAGGTCTAGAGGAAATGTAAAATCTCGATCTCAACGAAAAGGTGAAATAGTTAAGGGTAAGCTACAGAAAGGACCCAGAGGAGGCTTATATTTTGAAATCGTCGAGAAACATAAAGACGGAAGCGGTTGCGTAGTGAAAGTATACGTGAAGAAATAGAGCGACTCATATAATTATCCTATACTCAATTGAGTATAGGATACGTACGTTATCATTCTTGAATATATGTAATTTCAGGTGTAGACAAAGATTGTCCCACAAGCATGGACAGCGGATTGCGGACGTGCTCATAAATATTATTTACAAAATCGATATGACTTGACATTTTATCGGTTGATGTTTTGAGATCTTGAACGGTATCGCTAACACTACTTACTTTTTCAGAATTAGTAGACATACAAGTGATTATTGCGTCTAGCCGACTATTTATATCAGACAGTTCCCTCTTGACATCTAATATTTCGGTTCTGATATCAGCAATTACTTTGTTGTATTGCTCGAGGATCTGCAATGTACGATAGTCCATATTTTTTTATACCACAGTAAAATCTTAAGTGAAATTTACCAAAACAGCAAGTCTTACAAAAAGATATCTCATCGCAAAGTTCAAATTTCACCACTACTAAAGTGAAATTGGATCTATTTTTTGAGGAACCTATCCATATTTATTTGTGTATTTCCAATTTTTAGTAAATTGTGTAGTCGTCGAGAAGAAAGTTACACTCTCCTCCTAATAAAGGTCTATACAGAATACTCGGTCCGCTTGCTTCCACCTTAAATTTGAATGTGTTTTTTTCATATCTTATTCTCGCTACTTTCTTGTTCTCGATTTTAGGGGGTGAAAACACCCCAGATACATAATCGTATGACCTTCGACAAACTACCAACCCTATTTTGCTGTTTTTTGATATGATACCGCAGTTTATTCCTATTGATCGCATCAGTGAACACAATTCGTACGCTATGTTTTCGATGTGTCTCAGTATGATAACTTCTTTTCTTTTCTTGGCGGGTAAAACGGATAATACGCCAAGTATAACCTCAAATCTAATTCGCATGGAATTGAATGTGTAGGAGCTACCTATTGTTAATACGTTATCTTCTGAGGAAGAACATCCTATGCTTGTGGTGTGCGAAAGCGCATGTAGTTCCCCTAAACTTTTACCATATTCGAACGGATCTTGAGGAACTTTTCGATCTTCAAACTCTTTGAAAGATTTACCCCTACACCCCCTTAATCTACTTCTACACCTCTGATCCAAATTAAGATAGTTACGTACCGTAATTTTTCGGAGAGAAGATGTGTTCCTTTTTGTCGTATCGTAAAAATATTTTGCGGTATGTTCAGAGATTGCGTCTGTCCCTCTAAAGTACTTTATACACGGACCGCCATTTTCGTACCACTTCACTGTCCATCCTCTCTTAGTTTTACGGATCTTGGGTTTAGATTTTTCTACAAGATATAGGGGAGTGTTAAGACCTATTTGTGTGGTGTTCCCAAATCCGTCTTCGGGGATAATAGACACCGTCTCACCAACTTTTTTCTCGATTGTAAATACAGTTCTGATGTGCGTATTTCCTTCTGCATCTATACACAATACGATATCTCCGCTTCTCAAATTTAACATCGATTTGTAACGTCCGTCCGCCATTACAATTTTTGTATCAGGTGCAAATCCGTCATTTTCAAAAGCCATGCGCGATATTTCCTATGATAGTATATTTTTGACTTTTATGCTTGTAAAATCAATAATGTCTCCTTATCTTTTTACGTATTCGTTTATAAAGTATAGTCCTTGTAGTAAAAAGATCACCAATACAAAAGTAAAGGAATGGCGGCAAATCATGGTATTGAAAAAGATCTGAACTTCAATAAGATCATCACGTCTATTAGTTCTGCGACATCCGGTAGCGGATTAAAAATCCCTTTTGTATCTTATGTCGGTGTCGATACTTTGCAGCCAGCAGGTACGATTGTATTTTGTAAGTCTGATAACATCATTTATATTTCAGATGGGAGTGTATGGATACCAATAAACGGACAAACGTCGCAGAGCGTCGGCACAGGTGTAAGTTTAGTGAAAAGTGTGATTAACTATAGAGATCAGCTTAGATCTTTGGTGTCGGGGACAGATACTATCGCGATCTCTCTTACACCAGATGGTTCGTCCATTAGTTTAGATCTTAATGTTGCGAATCCTGAAGTAACTTTACCGGGCGTAGGTACAGTATCGGGAACTGGAAACTTACTTTACGCGAATGCTCCAGAAAGTATCCATTCCGTTTCGATTGGAACTTCAGGAACTGTCCTCAAATCAAATGGCAGTATTCCGTATTGGGAGCCGGACACAACATTCTCTACCATCAGTTCTGTAGGTGCTTTTGATAGTGTCGTAATCGAAAATGCTAGCGTACGGTTTAAACCTTTCAAGGGGGAAGGTGGCGTTAGCGTGAACGATAACAACAACGCCATTATCATTTCAGCACCTTCAACTTCAGATATCCTTTCACACATTCAAGGAACTGGAAGCATTAACGTTTTATCATCGGAAGGAAATCTTATCATTTCTGCAACTCCAACTCCAATTTCTGATGTTCTCTCACATATTCAAGCAGGCGATAACATAACTGTCTCAAACTCTGAAGGTAATCTCGTTATTTCATCAATTTCATCATCTGCAACTCCAATTTCTGATGTTCTCTCACATATTCAAGCAGGTGATAACATAACGGTCTCAAACTCTGAAGGTAATCTCGTCATTTCAGCATCTGCTGCACTTTCTCTGCAAAATACATCACCTAATTCTCTTTTGAAGTCTGCGAATAATGGCACAATCACTTCGATCCCTAACGGAGATGCGGGTATGATATTAGCGCTTGACGAAAACGGTAGTCCTCATTGGCAAAGTAACATCGTCGATACGCTTTATCAATTTAACAATACAGGATCGGGAGTAGGGTTAATAACAACATCCCAACTCGCACCGAATCTTATTTCAGTAAATGCGAAATCTCTATCATCCGATGGGTCCGTGACGATTCAAGCTCTTCCAGATACTGTAGCGTTAAGCGTTAATCTGACTTCTCTCATCAGAAACCCCATGCCTGGTAGCGTGATGTATACCGATAACACTGGCACCGTCGCCCAACTCCCACCTGCCTCTTCGGGGCAGATACTAAAGCTGGTAAATGGTATGCCAGAATGGTCTGACCAACCCTCTATTCCGCCTGAAAAATTTGCGGAAAGTGTAGGAACATCAGGGTTGAGTGTCTACAAAGGACTCTCAGAAAATACGTTTCAATTCAAAAACATAAAATCGTCTTCGTCAATTACGGTCAATGAGGATGACGCGAACAACATTATATTATCGACATCTTTGAACACACTAGTCCCTGACTTAACTCCAGGTAGCATCGTCTACGTAAATGAATCGTCAAATGTTTCGACTTTTCCTGTGGGATTACAAGACCAACTTTTAACAGTTGATAACGCCGGTAATTTGGTATGGGGAAACTTGGGAAATAGTGGCGAAGGACAACCAATCTACAATACCAATAACACATTCAAAACGCTGTCATCATCTAATAACACAATTTCTCTTACACCGTTAGAATCAGGAGAACTTAACCTGACTACATCTTTCAAACAGATCCTTGGAAACGAAGATCCTTTGCGTAATGCGCTTCTTGCAACTAACAATTCGGGAGATTTATGTACCGTAGGTTATGGTACGCAAGGGCAATTACTCACAGCGACAAGTTCTTCGTATGAATGGGCCAATCCATCTTATCCTAGTTCAGATACGAAAGGCGATGGCGTATCTATCAATTTACCATTGAATAATAACTCTTACGGATTTAAGAGTATAAAGTCAAACGGATCGATTACAATCTCTCCTGGCGAAGATGTGATCACTTTAACAACCGCTTTAGGAGCGATTGTACCGGATACACAGGCCGGTGATCTTCTTATAAAAAGTACAGAAGATTTTGTACCACTTCACGTAGGTCCAAGACGTCACGTTCTTACATCTGACGGAACGAATCCTTTGTGGTTGCCGGCACAGTCAGGATCTTCTGCAACTACTGTCATCGTACGAAAAAATCCATCAGAAGGGGAATTCGATAACATCGTAGACGCCATGAATTCTATTGGAGAGTGTGCTTCCAACGTAAATTGTCCTTGGGTGATTAAAGTAGCATCAGGAGTGTACCAAGAACGTAGCACGATAACCTTCAAACCATATGTATACGTTGTAGGAGAAGACATCGGTGGTGTCATTATCCAACCTCTTTCGGAAGGTTACGATCTGTTCAGATTTAATAAAGCGACAGCTTTGAGTTTTTGTAGTATTACTGGAGTTGCATCTCCCAATTACGCATGCGTATTTTCGGATACTGGTTCTGTGGGGTTTGAATACGCGTTACTGCACAAGGTAAACTTTTATTCTTCAAAGGTTTTGGTACAACCCACTTCAGAGGATTCTTATGTCTATTTTGAATATTGTTCGTTTGCACAACAAAATACTAACGACGTTATTGACACAACAATCGACATCATTTCAACTTCGAGTTTTGTGTCGTACCTAAGCATCGAAAACCATTTCGTGCAGGGCGACTTTACTTTAGCGTCCATCAAGGTGGACGGAGGAAATTCACAACTCTACGGACAACTTTGTAATTTTGTAGGTAATAATAGGGGTGATGGCATTTTGGTTACTAATGGAGGAAAAGTGGATATCAGAACGTCATATTTTGGAAATTTCCAAAATGCACTTCATCTCGATCTTAACGGAACGAACCCTTCTCTTACTTCTTCGGGTGTAACTTTTGGAGGTAACGTAGTCAACTTAAACGTTAAAAATCCCACTTCAACCGGTTATCTATTCGGGTTTTCAGAATATAACAAAACGTTAATTAATCCCACGGCGTACGACACGTTCTTCATCGCTAATTCAAATCAACGCATCGTTACCGTAGCTCCTAAAGGAGGTAACTTTACGTCGATTGCTGCTGCCCTCAATGCAATTAATCCTGTGATAAGGTGTACAACATCAAACTCGTCGACCATCCTAAAATCTGATAACCTTTTCACCGTTTTATTACACAATACAATCGTAACAGGTCAAGGTGTGCAACCCGGTTGTGTTTGTACTTTTGTCGACGAAAGTACGTTGACATTAAGTCTTCCTGCTACTGCTTCCGCTGTTGTCGACTTGACCTTCTTAAGAGCTACGGAATACACGGCCTTTACGATTTTAGTACAATCCGGATTTTACGTTGAGCCATCCCCTATGATTATAGGAGAATTCATTAACATCTCGGGTGTGAATCGTGATACGTGTGTTTGTATTCCAGCGATCCCTAATACGTCGCTATTCATCATTTCGTCTCATGCATCCATTTCGAACCTTAACATTACGGGCGTGAACCCTACAAAGTATGCCGTTATTTTTACGGATAGTATGTTCTCTTTTGCAGATAATATTGTGTTCTACGAAATTGGTAATGCGATTTCCTTTGAAAATCAAACAAGATCGTACGTTGTTGAAGTACGCAATTGTATTTTTGTTGGAGGATCAGGTACAAATGCGATATCAGTAAATAATGCTAATCCTCCTGAAAATGGAGTGATATTAACGGTGACGTTCTCTGATCTAAGGTGTTTCCAACACTTTGACACTTTCTTTGATATGAAAGGATTTAACACGGTTGCTGTCATAAGAAACTGTGCTTTAGTTGGCGATGGTACAGGCGACGCCATTCACATCTCCGACGCGTGCAGAGTAAGCGTACAGGGGATTTATATCGAAAGATGGGCTCGCGGATTTGTGTCCAGTGATATTTCCACAAATAACCCTTATTTGGCGGTTGAGGGGATGACAACCACGCTCGTATCTGGGAATTTACTTGACATCAATAATCCGTCGTTATCGGGCTATTACAGCGGATATATCGCTCATGCTCAAGTGCATATTGTCGATGATTCTCCTTTCTTCGTGTGCAACAAAGATTCAAAGATCATCACCGTTGCAAAGAAAGGAGGAGATTACGAGTCCATTCACGATGCCATTTCATCTATTACTAACGCTTCCGTAAGCAACATCTACACTATATTAGTTGGTCCTGGTATCTTTGTGGAACCACCGTTAGTTATGAAGTCGTTTACCAACTTGAAAGGCAACGGCTACATGTCTTCTATTATATTTTGTAATGATGCTGCCGGAGCTGTCGTCACAGGTGCTGATTCTTCAATAGTATCTGGGTTTACGTTTAACGGTGCAACTGCAGAAGGGGGAAGAGCAATCTATCTTGAAGGTAACGGACAAGCTCCCGGTTCTCCTTTTATAGTTGAGAATTGTATTTTGGGTTCGAATCACACACTCGTATCGGTTAATGCAACGAGTTGTCCTGCTGTTATGATCTTAAGTCAATGTTTGTACGGTGCTACATTCGATGCAGATGAAGGTATTAAAGTTGTAGGCCAAGGCGGACAGATCGCGTCTCTTTTAGTTTACAATTGCGTGTTCCAAGATCTCGTAACGCCAGTCCCTCAAACACTTTTAAGTTGTGATGGTGATAATGCGTTGTTGGTTGCGTCAAATACGATGATCCAACTTAATGGAACAAACACATCTGTAGGATTGAGAATGCGTAACGGAGCGGGTGTAAGATTGTATGGTTGTTCTGTGGTCGGGTTACAAACAGGTGTTATCTCTGAAAATAGTGGAAATGGTCCAGGATTAGTCGTTTCGGCCACTTCGTTTGAGAGATGTGAAAAGATATTATCGATTGAGAATCCTTTCACTACAGGATATTTTGCGGGAACTATCGACATCTCTAAATCGTTCATTCATCCTAGATCGACCTTTAACGTGCGCGACAGAGTTACCAATACTTTAGTCGTAAGCGAAATGGGATCGGATTACACATCCGTCAGTTCTGCCATCGCATCAATTAATCCTGTTGTTAGCATCCACGTAACATCTGGTAGTACAAGTATCACGCCTGTAGGACAAGCACTATTTAATCCCTCTATGGATGGATACCCGGTATCAGGTTCCGGCATTCCACCAAGTACTACTTTTACGTATATTTCTTGTACTTCAGGTACCCTAAGCAACGCGATCGATTCGAATTTATTAAGCGTTGTTGCGGCACAAACGGATGTAGTCGATATGACAGTAATAAGATCAGCGGAAACCAACCCTTATGTGGTCTACCTTCAACCTGGCGTCTATATTGAACCCCCGATTACGCTTCCATCGTATGTCTCGTTAGAAGGTGTTTCTAAAACAACGTGTATCATCCATACGTCGTCCAATACTTCTCCCGTTGTGATTATGGGAAAAGAGACAAGTATAAATAATCTTACGATCATAGGATCTTCTGGTGGAGTCGGTATTCTTGCGGATAGTACACAACACGATCTTGAGGAAATTCCAGCAGAGATAAGAAATGTTATTATTAAGGATTGTCAACAAGGCATCTTCATCACTGCAACACAAGGTCCTTGTGTTTTGAAAGGAGATGGAATTCTTATTGCAGGACACGGAAGTTTAGGTATTCTTGTAGACGGGTCAACGATATCTTCTCCTCACTCTATCAATGCAAATTTTACTGATTTGCAAATAAATCTCGAAGATAACTCTCATACATCCATAAGTTGTGAGGGTCTCAATGCTACACTCTTTGTAAACTCCAGTGCCATTGATTGTTCCAATAAGTCGGCCAGTACAGGTATTAGTATTAGTGATGGCGCTACGTTAATTCTAAACGGAAGTCAAATAATAAATTCTACCTTAGATGGGTTAATTGTGTTGTCCGATGGGGATGCACCTAATCTCCAAAGTAATGGAACTACGTTTTACAACAACACAGGGAAAGATATTCATATCCAACATCCCTCAACGACTGGGTGTATTACGATGGCGACAGCACAAACTTCCAAGGTGTCCGTTGTGAATGGTTGTCCGATTACGATATCATATGTAGATCCCGCGATAAATGGCATCACGATGCTTGGTACTATAAACATTGGGAGTAGTGTCTCTGAAAGCGTCAACGTATTCCCTGCTTTGACAGATGGACAAACAATAGGCGTGATGAACGGAGGAATAATAAGTCGTACCTCCAACAACGAAATAATGGTATCTAAGGGAGATGGTTATGTATGCATGGATGCTCAAAATATACCTTTGGTGTATGTGACGTGGGAAGATACCACCCAAACAATATCCGGGTCTCAGATAATTAATTACATTCACATCTCTTCAACGGGAACCGTCTCTGTTTTGCCATCCAAACAACTTACTCTGAATTATATTTACCTTGGGAGAGTGATATGCGAAGGAGGTATCATCGCTTTCGTGGAGAATACAGCAATGTCTGCACATCATACGTCAAATAAATACGACGAATTTCATCGTGCCGCATTGGGAGTTGTGGTATCAGGCGGATTAATTACAACAGTAAATCCTGACAGAACTCTAGTCATTAGTGCCGGTACATACTTTTTATCGGGATGCAAAATAGAATTTGCGGATTTTAATTCACAAAATTACCCAGTTACAGAATATTATAACTCTTCGTCAATCTTCCAAACACTGCAATCGCCGGTACCTTATGTGATAGATAACACATCTTACGACAATTTAACAGCTTTAACATCTATGACAGAGGGATATTATGCCAAACATTCTCTTTATGTTACACCTACAAGAGTCATGGTTGTTTATGCACAAACTCAACACCCTTCAGAAGATGAATGTATTGGGTCTTCGTCTCCCAATCCCCCAAACTATTTCGAAGAGAGCATTATCCATATCGCTGATATTATTACGCAGCAAGGTAACGACACATATTCCAAAGTTATCGATTGCCGTCCTGTGATTACGAGCAAAATTTCTTCTTTGGGGTCTACCTTAGTTCATGGCAATCTACAAGGATTAATGGACGATGACCATCCGCAGTACTTGAGAACGGATGGTACGAGACCTATCTCAGGGACTTTGAACCTTAACAACAACGATATTGTGGGCGTACGTAGTATCAATTCTATCGATTATACCCGACACGCATCAAGACATCTTCCTAATGGCGTGGATCCTCTAGTTACCGCAAGTCCTTCTTCTTCATTGGGTTGTGCAAGCACGAATTACGAGGGAGTAGCAAATTCTTTTGCCAGGTCTGACCATTCTCACAGGATTCTTACGGGAAATGTAACTACCCAGAATCCCGACCAACCCAACTCGGAAGGAACATCGTCTTCTTTTGCGAGATCCGACCATATTCACAATATCCCTACCGATATCGCGATTGATATTTCTACATCAAATAGAGAAGGAACATCATCCTCTTTCGCAAGAGCAGATCACACACATCTAGGTGTCAGGAGCGTTTCTGTGGGTGGAAGTACTATGTTTGGAGACCTAGTTTTAAATTCGGGTAACGGCATTATCGTAAACGCAAGTTCTGGTAGTGTGTCTGTTTCTACAACAGTGTGCGCCAATGAATTTATAGCTAGCATCCAATCTGGATTGAGTATTTCAGTTACGGCTGGAAGAGTGATGTTACCCAATATGACTGTAGGAAATGTACCGCAAACCACACTAACTTTACCTGCTTCTGCTTCCGGGGTGATTTTCGCAGATTATTCCAACAGCGTAAAGTGTCGGGTTGGTACTACTTTCGGTAAGAATGAGTGTCCTATTGCAACTTTTACAACGCTATCAAACTCTATCTCTTCTCTTACCGACGTACGCGTATCTCTCGGAAATAAGACTAACAATATCGGTAGCGGTAATGTTCTAGTAGTTGACTTTATTTACGGGCACAATCCATCTGCAACTCGCGGAGGATCACCTTTCGCTACCATAGATGCCGCAATAAGTAGTTCTCAACTTGGAGATGTTATTTTAGTTTACCCTGGAACATACGTCATGACATCAGGTATAATTTTACCACAGGGTGTATCACTTGTGGGTGTAGACCGCGAGAGATGCGTAATCTCCTTTACGACTTCATCGAGCTTAACAGGCATTACGATGGGTATCGACTCTTGTATTTCCAATTTGAAGGTAGTTATAAATTCATCGGCAAGTTCGATTTTGC